ACTTGCCGTACTGGGTCCGGTTGGCCCCCGCCGGGCTCTCGGTGACGCCCAGCTGCCCGCAGGCGATGTTCAGCACGTCAGCCATTGCTGTTGCCCTCCATTGCCTCCTGGATTTTCTGGGACTGGGTGCCGAAGTAGAACGCGATGACCACGGCGTACACGGTCATGAAGTCCTGGGAGATGCCCCCCTTGAGCGCCATGACCGCGAACACCGCCGTGAGCGTCAGCGTCACCAGGCTCTTGACGCTCAGCAGGTTCCCCAGACGTTTGATGATCGCACTATTCATCCGGTTTCTCTCCTCTCATCACTTTAGAAATCTTAATCCCCGCCAGCAGCAGGGCCTCCACGCCGCCTGCCCCCAGGGTGTACTGGATCAGCGTATCCGGCACGGCGTCCTTGACGCAGAAAATCACCGTCATGGCCGCGATGAACGCCAGGGCGAACAGGCCCATCACCAGCAGTACCCTATTCGATGTTTTCATGCCGCGCCTCCTTTGTGAAAATCTTCCAGATCCCCGATCCGGTGGTTTGCCACCCGGATCTTCTCCTCCTGGAGCTCCGTGCGCTCCTCCAGCTTGTACACCCGGTCGATGACCTTGTTGTGGACCTCCACCTTTTTCTCCAGCTGCTCCAGCCGGTAGCTGGTCAGCTTGGCGGAGGCCAGCACGCCCAGAATAGACCCCAGGGCCGATCCAGCCAGACCGATGAGCGCTACCACAATGCCTTCCATGCTCTCACCCCTTTCAGATAAAATAAAACCGCCCCCGTTGACAAAACGGGAGCGATCTCGTATAATGCAAGCAGAAGGGCGCTGTTACAGACGGTCAGCCCACCTTACGAATCAACTAGAACAGTTGACCGCTCGGGTAGCAGCCGGGCGGTCAACACGCTTTTGTGGTAAGCAGCCACAGCACCCATGCCAAACACAGCAGGAGCCGCAGCAAAGCGAGTAAACGCTTTTCCCACATCCGCACCACCTCCTCTCGAATAAAATCCGCGAGGATAGTGGGCCAACCGCCTGTGATCGTGCAATGACCACATCGAGTGGTCATGCACGATTGAATTCTGCACAGCCCCTCGATGGGGCTGTTTCAGAATCTTATGTAACAGCGCCCATCACCGTCCCGGCAGGACGGCTTTTTTATTATACGGAATGCACTGCGTTTTGTCAAACAGGCGATGCTTACATCGCCCAACAACGCGAGTCATGCCGCCCCTGCCAGGGCGGCTTTTTCTCACCTACAGCTCCTTGATAATACTGCTCCAGGCGGCTTGGTTGCCATAAAAGTATCTCTCCACCGTCACGAACACTCCGCCGCCATAAGCGACAGAGTCCCAATCAACGCTGCTCGGCAGCGTGGAGGCTGTCCAGGTCTTTCCACCATCTGTGCTATAAGCGGATTTGTTGGAGGATTTCGCCACCGTCACGAACACCCCACCGCCGTAGGCCACAGTGCTCCACTTCCCGCTACTCGGCAGCGTGGAGGCGGTCCAGGTCTTTCCATCATCTGTGCTATAAGCGGATTTGTTAGAGGATTGCGCTACCGTCACGAACACTCCGCCACCGTAAGCGACAGAGAACCAATCAACGCTGCTCGGCATCGTTGTGGCAGTCCAGGTCTTCCCACCGTCCGTGCTATAGGCGGCTTTTCCGTTCGCCACCGCCACGAACACCCCGCCGCCATAAGCGACAGAGTACCAATACCCGCTACTCGGCAGCGTGGAGGCGGTCCAGGTCTTTCCACCATCTGTGCTATAAGCGGATTTGTTGGAGGATTGCGCTACCGCCACGAACACTCCGCCACCGTAAGCGACAGAGTCCCAATTCCCGCTGCTCGGCAGCGTGGAGGCGGTCCAGGTCTTTCCACCATCTGTGCTATAAGCGGATTTGTTGGAGGATTGCGCCACCGTACCGACCCCCCCGCCGCCATAAGCGACAGAGATCCAAGACGAGGTGCCAGAAAGAGTGGAGGCAGTCCAGGTCTTCCCGCTGTCCGTGCTATAGGCGGCTTTTCCGTTCGCCACCGCCACGAACACCCCGCCTCCATAAACGACAGAGTCCCAATTCCCGCTGCTCGGCATATTGGAAGTGATCCACTCCATCCCCTTACTGGTGGTCTCAATCGCCCGGATTTTGTCCGCATAGGAGGCAAACGTATCCGCCTCCGCCACGGTCTGCCCCTTTTCGGTGATAGCGGCTTTAATGTCCGCTTTGGTGCCCAGCAGCTTATTGAGCTTGTCCGCGACCGTGCCCATCAGACCACCTCCCCGTTGATGCTGTCCAGGATGGACGCGATGTCGCCTACAAGGCCGTCAACGTATTGCTTGTTGGCGGCATTGTAATCACCTGTAGGAGATGCTATGTTGCTTAATTCTATTTCGTTATTATTCGGGCCCCCGAAAAAAAATTTCCCCCCCAAAAATGCTATCCCAGCATTGCCACCGAATCCAATACCACTACAGGCAGAAAACAAAGTTGCATAAATACCTTCAATTATGTTACTATTTGCATTTAACGAACCAGTCATTTTATTATTATATCCCCCGCTCAGCGGTAGCCACGGCCCAGTCGCCAGGATCGCCTGAAACTCCGCCTCGGTGCCCGTGTACCCGCCGTCCACGGCCTGCTGGTAGGCGGATTTTCCGTCAGCGCCATCCGCCCCAGCCAGGCCGGGAGGTCCTGCGGTCCCTGCGGGGCCCGTCTGCCCCCGCAGGTTCTGAAATGAGAAGTGGAGATTCTTCGCGGTATCCGGCCCGCTGGCCGTCACGACAACGCCGGGCGGGTTCGTCCCCGAGGAGATCCCGCCGTCCACCTCTGCCGAAACCTCCCCGAACCCAGCAGCCGGACCGGACAGGCCCGGCGCACCATCCTGTCCGTCCTGCCCGGCAGGGCCCTTGATGTTCACCGGCTCCGGGTTCGGCAATCCCCTGTCGTTGGTCCAGCTGAGGACGCCGTCCTCCGAAACAGCCGGTGTGAAGCTCGCGCCGTCTTCTCCGGGAGCTCCGTCCTTTCCGGGGGCTCCGGGCGTTCCATCCTCACCGGGTTCGCCGGGTACTCCCCGAATCCCCTGTGGGCCCTGGGCTCCATCCGCCCCTGCCGGTCCCTGTGGCCCCGGCGGGCCCTGCATACTGCCGATATTGGTCCATATCTGCTGGTCCACGTCCCACAGGTAGACATCGTTGTCGGATGCGCTGCCAACGGCCCACGCCTCCCCCTCGCTGCCGGTGGGGTGGGCGGCCATCAGCTCGTCCAGCGTATTGTAGCGGCCCAGAATGACAAAGGATGTCCCGTCCGCGCCGGGGTCTCCCTTGGGCCCCTGGGGACCGGTGTCCCCCTTTGGTCCTTGGATGCCCTGGGGACCGGTATCGCCGGTATCCCCCTTTTCGCCCTTTTCACCGGTCAATCCCTGTGGCCCCTGCTCTCCCTGGTCGCCTTTTTCGCCTTTAGGGCCCTGGATGCCCTGATCCCCCTTGTCCCCCTTGGCTCCCTGGGGGCCTGTGTCGCCCTTTTCCCCCTGGGGCCCTGTCTCTCCGGTGTCGCCTTTTTCGCCCTGGATGCCCTGGGGGCCTGTCGCCCCGGTCTCGCCTTTCGGTCCAGCCGGGCCCTGGGGGCCTGTGTCGCCGGTGTCACCCTTATCGCCCTGTTCGCCTTTGGCTCCGGTTTCCCCCTTGGGACCAGTCGGTCCCTGGGGCCCGGCAGCTCCGGTTTCCCCCTGGACGCCCTGGGGCCCCTGCCAGCTGCCCGCGTCCTCCCAGACCATCTTGTCCTTGTCCCACCAGTAGAGGTGGGTCCCTACCAGCCAGCAGTCTCCGGCCGCGCCGGTGGGGTGGGCGGCCTGGAGCGCGGCGAGGGTATCATACTGTCCCTTCCAGAGGACCGGGTCTCCCTTCTCCCCCTTGAGGCTTTCCAGCCACTCCTCCTCCGTGCCCTGAAAGCCGTACTTGACGGCGATACCGTAGGCGGATAGATAGTAGGGGGGATTTTCATACATACTCATGGTTGATTCCTTTCTGGGCGGGGCCTCCAGCCCCGTACCCCGTGTTACTTTTCCGGCGAGGGAAAAGTAACACGATACCCCTGTGCCGGGTCATAGGTCTGGCAGAACCACCTTGTAAACGCTCCCCTGCGGGCGTTGTAGAGCTGGGAGGAGTTGGCGTATTTCTCATACTCCCCGTTGGCCTCGTCGATTTTCGCGGCAAGGAACAGGGTGTAGAGATCGTCATAGGGCGGGTCAACCAGCAGCGTATAGTCTGCTGCCGTCTCTCTCATCCGCTCCAGCCAGTCCAGCTCCGTCTTGGGCAATAGAAAGACCTCCAGCGCCAGGCTGCCGTCCAGCCGCCGGAGCCATTCCGCCTTGACCTCTCTGGAAAATGCGTTGGGCTTGACCTGGTCCGCCCACGAAATCGCCTCATTAACCGTCATGTCCACCGCCTCCTTTTAAAAAAGCAGGGGGCGGGGGCTCTCCCCGTCCCCCTGGACCATCACGATCCGATGGGAGCCAGGGTGGTACCGCCGGTGACGCCGCCCACGGCGGCAAAGCGCCAGTCATTGAAGGTGGCGTTGAACCGGCTGCGGCCACGCCAGACATTGGCGTCCGTGTTCTCGTCCACGGTGGAGCGGACGGCCAGCTGAATACGGTCATTCCACACCGCGCCGCCGTAGTTCTGGTTGTAGCGGCTGTCCAGCAGCACCCAGGGCGCGGCGCCGCCGGCGAGGAACTGGTTGAGGTAGCTCCAGACGATGACGGTCCAGCGCCCGTACTGGTAGTTAAAGGCGTTGTTGGCGGTGACGGGGTCCTTGTCCGCGCCGATGGCGGCGAAGACGGACTTCTTCAGATCCGCGTCCTCGGGGATGAGGATGGTGTCCGGCGCCACGTCCAGAATCTCATCGTTGTCCCCCTTGAAGAGGTGCATCCTGGTCTCCATGCGGCCCAGGGCGTCCACGGAGAAGGCGTCGGAGAACATGTTGCTCTGGTTCGCGCCGCTGACCTTGGGCTTGTGGTTGGTGGCAAAGAGGTTCCCGCCGTCGGCGCAGGAGATGTCAAAGGCCTTGCCCCGGTACTGGATACTCTTCTTTCCGCTGATGGCCCCGGCGTAGAGGGCCGCGCCGAACCGCTCCCGCGTGCGCTGGTAGCTGGTCATGAAGGCGGCGGGCTGCTTTTTCAGGTCCATGAGCTTGTTGTCCTCGATAATCTCGGCGGAGACTCGGAAGGAGTCCTTCCAGGTGTCATATACCAGCATCTTCTGGTAGCCCTCCTGCATCCCGTCGCTGGGGTAAGCCCCGTTCTCTCCCACGGGGTCAAAGCCGCTCATGGCGGTCATGGTGGTCATGAGATCGCCATAGTTCTTGCTGGTGCCCATGAGGAACAGATTCTTGAGGACGCTCTCCTGCTCGAACTGCTCCCCCCGCTTCTCCAGGAACATGCGGATAGGGGCCTGGCACTTGCCGTATACGCTGTCATTGAGGCCGCTGCCCTCAGAAAAGATAATCTTCATCTTTTGTCACTCCTCTCGTTGTCAGGATGCCGCAGCTGCCGCCGTCTGGGCGGGGAACCGGACGTGTACCACGCCGCCCGCGCCGGCCTTGGCGGCGTCATCGAAGTCCACCACCTCGGCCACGCCGCCGGCGGTGGCGGCGGTGACCTGCAAGCCGTCGCTGGCGTGGAGCGCCACCTTGTCCCCCTGCTTGACGCTGGTAAAGGCGGCGGAGTTGGTTGTCTCATAGATGGTGTCGGAATCCACGCGGATAACGGGGATAACGGTACCCGCCGCCAGCGCGGCATCCGACTCCATCATGGAAATGTATGTGGGGAGGTTGGTCCCCTTGGCCACGGCCAGATTGCCGCCGGTCTCTACCAGCGCCATACCCACCTTGGGCGTAATGGCTCCCGCCGGGAGGTATTCCCAGGGGATGGCGTTTCCCGCCGCGTTTTTATCGGGCAAGAACATATGTCTTTCCTCTCTTTCTTTATTTCTGCTGTCTGTTGTAGTAGGACTGGATCTCCGATTCCGTGGCGTCCGGGTTGAACAGCCGGAAGAGCTCCATATCCGCCCTGGGTACGCTCTTCGCGCCGGCCCCGGCGGGCTTTGCCAGGCTCCTGAGGTGGTCCTTGCTCCTGGCGGCCTCCTGTGCCTGGCGCTGAGCGGCCTGGGCCTGCTGCCGGGCAAGCTTTTCCCGGTTGGTCAGATAGTAGGCGTCCAGGAAGGTGTTGCCCCGCTGGACGTAACCGCGGAACCTGTCCGCCCCATCCATCCGCAGCAGGTCCTCCACGCCGTTGATAGAGGGGTCTATCCGGTGGATCTCGGCGATCTCCGCGTCAATCCGCTCCCTGGCCTTGGCCTCCTCCTCCCGGCGTCGCGTCTCCTGGGCCTCTTTTGCCCTGGCCTCCTCCTGTTCGGCCAGCTCCTCCAGCCGCTTGACCGCCGGGCTGTCCGAAACGGCGCGGCTGATGGCATCCGGCGTCAGCTCTCCCTTCTTGAGATCCTCGGCGATGCGCTGGGCGTCAAAGGCGCTCTTCCACGCCCGGAACTCTTCATCGCTGGTGATGATCTCGCCGGTGAGGGTGTTCTTCAGCCCGGCGGACTGATAGAACCGCTCCCGCTCCTTCTGGAAGCTCTCCCGCTCCCTGGCGACGGCCTCCTGCACGGCCCGGTCAATTGCCTCCTGCTGCTCAAGACGGCGGCGGCGGGCGGCGTTCTCCCGCCGCTCCTCCTCGCTTTGTTCCTGGGGTTTCTGGCCGTCCTGATCCCCGGCGGGCTCTTGACCATTATTTCCCCCCGGTGCAGGTTCGGCGGCTTCCTGCTCTTTCCCGCCTGTCTCCGGGGCTGGCTGGGCCTCCTGGCCGCCGTCACCCTGTCCTGCCTGGTTCTCATTGCCGGTCTGGCTTTCGTTCTCCTGGGCTTCCGGTTCGGCGGCACTCGGCTCGTTTTCGCCTTGGCTCTGTTCGGGCTCTACGCCCAGGGCCTCAAAGATTTCATTCTCGTCCATAGTGGATCCTTTCTGACATGTTCCCGCTGTCGTCCTGCGTTAAGCGGTCCTTGGACCGCCTATCTCGATTTCAGCTCGCTGCCCGGGTCATAGCTCCTGGTGATGGCGTACACCCTGCCCCCGCCCTTCCCCTCCAGGCGCAGGCGGTAGTGGTCCGCCCGGCGGGGGATGAGGGGGAGAATCCTGCTGCGCTTGACATCCGTCTCCATGACGGCCCCCGCCTGCTCCCAGTCCCCCACGCTGTCATATCGGATAAGGGCCTTGCAGCTCGCCCCCTCGTCCAGCTCCAGCCGGATCTGCAGGCGGACCACGCTTTTTTTGTCCGGGCTGTCATCGGTGAAGTCGGCAAACTCGGCGAACCAAGTAAAATCCGCCTCCTCCTCCCCCGTCCCAGCCCCGCCGAGCGCCCACAGCTTCCCATCCTCCGCCAGCAGATAGGTCACGGCGTCCTCCCGGCAGAAGGCCGCGGGGACCGTCTCGTCCTCCACGTGCCAGGTCTGGCGGCGGCTGTCATAGACGTACAGGCGTTTCCCTCCGCCGCTTTCCTGAGCTGACGCGTAATATTTGAGCCCGTCGCTGCCGCCCACGGCGTTTTTGAGCCTGAGCCGCCCGAAGGCGTCCCCGATGGGCTGAGGGATGCCGCCGGAGTAGAGCATAAACCCGGCGGAGGAGAGGTAGAACAGCATCTCCCCGGCAATGGCAATGCTCCTGTCGCTGCCTTTGGCCACGCCCAGGGTGGCGCTGGCCATGATCTGGTAGTTCTCCGGCCTGGAGCCGTATACCTTGAAGATGCGGTCCTCCTTGAAGAAGATGGGGTAGCCCAGGAAGCTGACGCAGCCGGTGAAGGGCCCGGCGCTGCCGGTGTCCACGGCGTAGCTGTCGGTTGCCGTCCCCTCGTAGACGTTCCAGTTGAAGATGTCCCCCAGCTTGCTGGCATAGATGGTGTCCCCGGCGCAGCCCCACAGCCGGTTTTCGTTCTCGCAGAGAAATTCCAGATCCGGCACAGTCCGCTCGATCTTCATCGTCCCGGTCTCGGTGTATGGCGTGGTCCCCTCCTCCCCGTCCAGAGTGAAGACATTTTCGTAAAAGTAGAGCTTATCTCCGTCGATCTCCCGGATGACGGGCGTCTTGTTGTTGGCGGTATGCTTGGTGCAGCCGGAGATGGTCACCGCGTCCCCTGCCTTGAAGAAGCTTCCCCAGCTCACGCCGGCGGCCTGGATGCAGTTGGCCTCCGCCTCCTCCTCAAAGAGCTTCCCGTTGGTGAAGGTGAGGCTTGTCCCGCTCCACCGGCTCTCCAGCGCCCCGAACTCCCCGGTGAGGGTGTTGAGGTACTTCTTGTCTGGCAGGATGACCAGATAGGCCCCCAGGGCGGCGAACCGCTTTCTGGAGCTGGCCACGGTCCCCTTGCGCTCCCCCTTGTAGTAGAGCCCGTCCCCGTCCACCCAGACCAAGCCGTCCCATGCGGTCAGGCCGTTGGGCGCGGAGAGGGTTCGGACCAGCCGCCGCTTCTCCCGGGTGGCCAGCAGGGGGAACAGGTCACCGGTCAGGTTGCGCATGTCCCAGATTGCCCCGTCTCCAGCGCCCAGGTTGTGGTCCAGCCCGTCGAACCTGGCCTGCCGCCCCTTGGTGATCCGGCCGCCCAGAGGCGGAGACGGTAAACTCACGCGTTCTCCTCCGCAGGCTCTTCATGCTTCCGCCCGTCACGTTCCTCATTTTCCCCGGCCGCCTGACTCAGCATATCATACGCCTGTTTCAATGCGAACCGGGCGGCGGCGACGGCGTCCACCGCGTCCCCGGACACGGAGAGGGAGGAGATGATGCCGAACGCCTCCTTGATATGGTCCCTCGCTGTTTTCTGTTCCATGGGTTGTCTCCTTTCGTTACTTCTTCCCGCTTCTCAGATCCGTCCCGGTCTTGATAGTGCTCTTGCCCGTGCCGGGCTTGACCTGGTTGGGGGCCTTGACGGTCTGGGTGCCGCTGTTCTTGATTTTCCCGATGTACCCGCTCTTGTCGCTCATACCTGTCACCTCCTTTCCAATGCTGTTGCAGCCCAGCCGCCTGGCTCGTGTCAACGACCGCTTGCGGCGGTCCTCTGAACCGCCTGCATTGCGTCCTGCCTGGCCCGCTCCTCCACGGCGGATAGAATGTCCGCCGGAATGTCCTGCTGCTGTTGAGCCTGCCCCTGTCCCGCCATAGCCGCCTGGGCGGCGCTGACTGCCTGCTGCTGTGCCATCATCTGCTGCTGCGCCATCATGGCCTGCTGTTCCCGCTCCATGCGCTCCTCCAGAAACTTCTTGGTGCTGGACGCGCCCGGATAGTGCAGCTCCTCCATCTTGGACCAGAAGAGGATAAGGGTATCGGTTGTCTGCGGGTTGCCGAATGCCCCGGACTGCAAATTCTGGCGCGTCTCCTGCCACATGGCCTCCCGGTTGTTGGCCAGGGGCGCGGCGCTGTCGCAGGAAAAGAGGAACTGGTCGTTCCACACCCACTCCCCGTTGGCGTCCTGCTCCAAGAAGTCGTAGCGGTTGAACTCCGAGTACTCCGCGTCCCCCTCAAAATTTTTGTAGATGACGGGGCGGGGCTCGTCGGAGTAGGCCAGTGCGAACTTGAACATCAGCTCGAACATGGCGGCATAGGCGGCGTTCTTCATGACCCGCTTGCTCTCCAGCCGCCCCGCGGACTGGGCGGCGGCGAACTCCTTCGCCTTTCCGCTGGTGGCCGTGGCATCCGTCCTTCCCTGGAAGCTGTCTGTGATGCCCAGAATCTGCCGGGCCTCCTCATACACGCCTGCCAGATAGGCCATCTCATACTGGAGGTCGCCGGAGAACTGGAACACATCAATGATGTTTTTCTCCGCCGGGCTCTCCAGGAACCACCGTTCGCCGTCCTCCGGGTCGGTTCTGAGATCCGCCCGGTTTGGCAGGGTGATCCGGGTACCCGCCTTGACAATCCGGTCGATGATCTTCTGCTCCAGGCGGTTGACGGTGTTCTGCTGGTCGGCGATGAGGTCCGCGTCGCTGTTGCCCAGCAGCTGTCCGAACACGCTGACGCTTTTTTGGAGCACCAGCGGAAACAGGTTTGGCCGGTAGCACGGGATTCTGGCGGGCTCCAGCGCGGGCAGGCCATCCTCTCCCACAGCCTGGACCATGCCGCCGATCATCTCCCCGGAGCTGCGGCGGACCGGCGTGTACAGCTCCTCATAGTCCTGTATCTGGTCCGTCCACTCCTCGCTGCCGCAGCTGGGACAGGGGCCTCCATCGTAGGGCCTTGGCGGATCACTGATTGCGGATGCCGGGGAATCCACGATGTCCCCCGGCAGGGGCTTTTTCCTGCCGCACCGCTTGCACACCGGCTGGCGGCGGGCCTGATAGTCCTGTAAGTCCTCCAGCTGGATGTCGTTGACCCAGCTGTACAGGTCGATACCGCCGCTCCTGCCCCGCTCGTAGCCCACGTACTGGGTGACGGCGTCCTCGCTGGCGGTCTCCTCCCCGGTGCCCCGGACCTGGGGCTCTGATTCGCTCTCATCGGACACGTCCACGCCGTAGCGCCGCTTCACCGCCTCCTTGGTGGTGGGGATCTTGACGATGATCCAGTCCATATCCTCCACGGCTGTGGTCACTCCCGGCTGTGGGGCGAGCTGCTTGGGGTGGACGGTGCTCACGCTCAACTCCCCGGCGGCAAAGGCGGAGCGCCGGGCGCTGTCCCACTCCACCAGGAACCCCGCCCCGCCCTGGATGGGCACGGTCCGTTCGCTCAAATCGTTGATTGTCTCAAAGGGGAGCCGGTCCAGCTCATTTCGCAGGAAGTGCTCAATAATCTCCGCCAGGGGCTCGTCCTTCTTCCGCCTGGCCGTCACCTTGGGCTGTGGGATGGAGCTGGACACCTGGCTCTCGATGTTCTCAAAGACGATGTTGCGGACGTGGCTGGTCTGCTTCCGCTCGCCGTCCCGCTTGTGGTCTCCGGGCAAAAGGGGCCGCAGGGTCCGGTCCCCGGCGTACAGGCGCTCCCGCTTGTCCATCTGGGCGGATTGTGCGGAGAATGCGGCGTCTGAATCCGCCAGCCGCTTCTGCCACAGATCCAGCTTATCCCTCCGCTTCCTGTTTTCTGCTGCTGTCATACGTTCCTCCTGTTGTTATCCAGGCTGTCCCCAAGCCTCGATGAGGCGCAGCCGCTCCTCTCCGTTTGCGTGGCGGTAGTCCTCCCACATGTCATCCGACCACCTCACCCGCCGCCTATCCGCCGCGGGCCGCTCCTGGGCGTTCATGGACTGCTGGGGGCGGATATAGTGTGCGATGGCCAGGCTCATGACGCAGTCGTCGTGGGCTCCCGGCTCTGCCTCCGCCCTGGCGGGGTTGTCCGGGCTGCGGACAAAGGTCAGCATTTCATTCAGGGTGTCCTCGTCGTTGACCAGGCTCATCCGCTCCCGCGTCACCCGGATCAGCTCCGAGATGACCACGGGCCTGGTCTGCCTGTTGGTCTGGAATCCGTAGGCGTGCCGCACTCTGCCGTCGAACTCGTCCTCCACCTCCCGCACGTACTGCCTGTGGTAGCCCATGAGTTCCAGCAGCTTGCATGGGTAGGAGGAGAAGTTGGCCTCAACGGCGATGAGGGCCGTATTGTAGAAGTACCCAAGGCAGCAGAGCTGCCGGGTGAACTGGTCCTCGTCGCACTGCTGGCGGATGGTGCACACCTGCTCGCCGGTCAAGTTGTCCAGCACCTGCCCCACGAAGTAGTCGCTGCCCTCCCCTGCTGTGTCCGCGCCGATGACGTAGGGCCTGCCCGCCTCCGGCTCCCGGTAGATGCGGACATTCCCCTCCCCGCACGCCTCAAAGCGCCGGTTGGATATGTGTACCCCGTCCTCGTCCAGGTCAAAGGCGAAGTACCCCCGCCGGACCTTCTGCCCCTTAATCTGCTCCAGCCGCCGGGACACGGCCGCGCCGTCAAAGACGGTTTTGCCCGTCACGCCCCACTGGCCCAGGGCGTAGACCATGTAGTAATACGGGTCTGTCTCCCGGAACGCCTCCAGTGTGCGCACCGCCTCCTCCGGCAGAAAGGGGTTGTCCCGGTAGGTGCTCTCGTGGGTTCTGGTCCGATCGATTGCCTTGCGCCGCTCCGCCGGGTCCTTGATGTCGAAGTCGAAGAACCGCTTCTTGAGCCAGTGGGTGACGCTGATAGGGTTAAAGCTGAGGATGATCTGAAGGTAGTAGGGCGTCTCTGTCCGCAGGCGGATATCCAGCTGGTTAAAATCTCCCTCCAGCAATTCGCTTGCCTCCTCAATCCAGATACCTGTGATGTCGTAGATGGACTTGAGCTTTTCCACATCGTCCAGCCCGGCGAACAGGATTTCGCTGCCGTTATGGAATTTCATCCGCATGTCGCCGGTGTACACCCGGCAGCCGCAGCCTGGATAGAAGCTGGCGAGCTGTCCCCGCAGCTGGGCGAAGCAGCTGTCCCGGATGGTCCTGCCCACCTTCCGGCACACCAGATAGCGGTGTCCCGACTCACTGGTGACGCGCTCCAGGACCTTCCGTCCGGCGAAGATGGACTTGCCCGAGCCGCCGCCTCCCTTGAGGACGAGATAGCGGTGCTCGTCGAAGAAGAGGGGCAGGAAGGACTCGTTGCTGCTTGCCTTCAGCCCCTTCCACCACTGGAGTGTCTCCAGCAGCCCCCGCAGCTCATCGTCAGAAAATCTATCCAGATCGCCCGGTGAAAGCCGCTCAAGCCTCTCCAGGCTCTGTACCGTCACTGCCCAGCACCTCCTGCATCCGCGCCAGCACGGCCTCCCGATCCGCCGCGCATCCGGCGGATATTTCCTCTCCCCCGTCTTCCAACCTGCGCGGATCCACTTTGTCCCCCAGCATCTCCAGCAGGATCTTCGCGCACCGTGCATCGCCCTGGATTGCCCGCCTTGTCATGGCGGATACCAGCGCCATCTGATAGTCGATGTCCTCCGGCTCCACGCCGTCCATGGACACCTGGTTCCAGGTCCCCGCATCTGTCACCGGAAGGGAGAGAAAGTAGTCGGCGGCCTCCCGCATACTGCGTTTTCTCCGGCGTGACACGCCAGAGGCCCGCCCACCCGCCGCGCCTTTTTCACGCGCTTCACTCGTGCTTTGAATCCGGTATGGGATGAGATTATCCGCATTTGGCATGTCACCACCCCTCAAATAAAAAATTACCGTGAAGATATGACTCCTCACGGTAACCTTACAACTGGTTTTACAGGAAGTTGCACATTTTTGTGCAATTTTCAAAAAATTTTTTTATTTTCATTCCGGTGTCTTCCCTTTGTCTGGCCGTTGAGCAGAAACGCGTACCGCTCATCAATGGCGCAGTCCGGCAGCGGACAGAGCTTGCAGTCCGCGCTGAAGGGGCACTCCTTTCCCCGTGCCCGGCGTAGTGTTCTGGACACGGACGAGCAGCTCCGGCCTTTCATCCGGGCGATCTCCTTGACGCTGTAGCCGGACTCGTACAGGTTCAGATACTCAATCTGCTGCTTTGTCATCCTTCGTAACCCCTTCCGGCAGCCACTTGCTGCAGTGCAGCCAGTTTACGACTGTACCCCGCACCGTGCAGCTCTTGTTTGCGCAGGTGGAGCACTTGATGGGGACGCGCCTGGGTTTGGCAACGGGGATGACGGCGAAGGGATCAAGCATGGGGTGTCACCTCCTCCCTGGTGATACGCTCGAACTCGATAACCCACACCCAGGGATTAGCATCCCAGCCGTAGAGGGCGCGGTCTGCGGGTTTGAGGGTGTTGTTCCACAACTCTATAAAATCTTTTTGCTTGCGAAACCCCTCAAAAGCAATGTCATAGGGAGGCATATCTTGCAACCGCTCCACCCGCACATCCGTCACGCGCAGGAAAATCCTAGCCGCCTTGCGGGGCATGTGGATGGAGGGGGACCATCTACCAGGCCAAAACCAGTTCAAATATTCCGGGATCCGTTCTTTTATTTCTTCGTCCGTTTCAGAATAGTACCGGTATCCAATAACAGGATCTGAATACATGGTTTCGTAAAATGGGGCCCACGTCTCCCGCACATACAGGATGTCGTGAGGCCAAAATGGCGCTTTGACGGTTTCGGCCCAATCCACAAAAACACCACCAACGCCGCCATTCCCACAGAGCAAGTCAAAAGTGCGCTTTTCTTCGTCGCAATCAAGGATGGAATGGGCACCTTCTGGCTGTGGCTTCACCACCCGCCGCGTCACCGTCTTGTGGCTATCCAGAATGGCGCGGACCATGTCGGTGTTGAATAGGATTGGTTTCATGCCATCCCCTCCTCCGGCTTGCGGCGGTAGGCAAGCCAGGTCTTGCCGTAATCCTCATACGCAAAATCATGAATCAGCCCAGGCCACCCGCAACAAATGGCATCTCCGTCTGTGTAATCCTCGAAAACCTGATAGTATGCGGACTCAACTTTGCAGAGCAGTTGACTTTTGGTCGGGTGAATCACTTCGACCCATAGCCATTCGAACAGACCCATCTCTCGCAGTTCCTCCAGGGTAAGCTGGTCGTTGGGCGGCTGTACCAGCGCCATGATTTCTTCCGGTGTCAGGCCGGTGTCCTCGTTTCCATTGTTTACCCCATCCTCCCCCAGCTTCCTGCCGCAGTGCCAGCAATACCGCATGGCGTTTTCCGGGTACTCTGTGAGGTATCCGCGGTGGCGCTCGAAAATCCCGCAGTACGCGCATGGCCTCTCCCTCTCACGCAGCATCCCGGCCGCCTGCCGCAGGGCCTTTGCGTCCCGGGCAAAAATGCCGTCCGGCTCCTCCCCCGCCAGCGAATCCTTGTCCCGCGCCTGGTCCTCCAGGCTGGCGATCACTTCAGCTCTGGTCATATCTCTTTCACCTCGCATTACAAAATCTCCTGGCCGTCATGTATATTCCCGGCAATCTCATACCTTCCCGCTGTGGCCTGATTCATCCACCTCCGGCCTCTCAATTCCGTCCAGCACATCGCACAGGTACAGGGCGTTCTCTGCCGTTGGCTCCTTCCGGCAGCGGCACGCGGCCCGCTCCACGCCCCGGATGAGCCGCGTGTGATAGGCGCACAGCTTCCGCTCGAACGCCTCCGATTCCCTGGCCTGCTCCCAGGCGCGGCGCAGGCGCTGCTTCTCCTCCCCGGCCCGGTCCCGGCCGATATCCCCGGCGTGGAATGCCCGGTAGATATTCCGCAGGGCACTGTAAGCCATCCGGTCGGCGAGGGACAGTCCCTCCGGCAGCGGAAGGTTCTGCCCAGCCTCCCGCTCAAAGGGGAAATCCCACTGTTCGCTCACGGGCCTGCCTCCTCCGCCCGGATGTAGATGCCGGGTATCTCGGCCCAGAACTTCTCACAGACCTCCGAGGCCACCTGGGCGTCGTCCTTCCAGAAACCCACAGCGGTCATGCAGTCCTTGAGGAGCTTTTGCAGGTTATCCGTGTCCGGCCTGGAAGTGCGGTACTCGCCGTCCTTATGCTCCCCCCTGGGAAAGCACCACTTGACCACCAGACGCAACGCGCCCTCCATGGGCCGCTGGGGCCTGTAGGCGCCCAGGTGGGCGGTGAGCTTCGCGCGGGCGTCCCGGACCTGCGGCGGGTCGTAGAAGACGGGTTTTCCATTGACCACCCCAACCTGCTTTTCCTGGTGGGTGGCGGTGGGCGGGATCATGGGAAGAAAAAATTCAAGTCGCATTTTCGCTCTCCTCCTTTCTCGCGTTCAGGGGTGGGTACCAAAAGGGGGCGGTCCAAAAAAAGCCCCCTATAAGGGGGCTTTTTTGGACCCCCTTTTTTGGACCCCCCTCCAATTTTTTGGACAGGGTCCAATTTTGATTTTTGGACCCCCTCCAAAAAATCATTTTTCATCGTTTTTGGACCTTTGGACCCTGCGGATGATCCCGTTTTCCCGGGTAAAGCCGGGGTGCTCATCCACCCAATTCTGTACGGTAGATTTTGCCTTGCCCGTGTACTCCATCAAATCCTTCTGGGAGACCTCCCCGCTCCCCTCCAGATCGCAGGCGTCAAAGGCGGTGTCCAGGGCCTCCAGGCGCTCCTTCTTCCGATCCTTGGGAGGCGGTCCGGACGGCTTTTTCTTTTGCCATGCCGGGGCCTCGCTCTCCGGGTCGATGTCCCCCAGGACGCCGCTCTCGTCGTTCTGGTGCACGGGGAAATCAAACCACAAATCCACCGGCGGGAACCGGGGGAACTCCCGGAGGGTGCCGTCGATGCGCCACGCGGTACGGGCCTGTGCCGCCCTTCTCGCTGCCTCGGCGGCGGGCAGCATATCCTGATACTCCCGGGGCGTCAGAACGGCCTCACAGGCGGCGAGGGCGGCTTTCTCGCTGCACAGGTCGTCCTGCCCGACCTCGCCCGATTTCTCCAGCTTGTCAAGGTACGCCCCGCAGGCCTCCCCAACTGCGTTGCCCACCGCCTGCCTGCGCAGTTCCTCGCTGACCGGGAGCTCGATGAGGTCCAGCAGGGCGTCCGGGTCCCGGGCGAAGACTCCCGAACCGGAGGCCCGGTCCATGCTCCGCTTGCCGCCCTGGGAACCCTTTGAGTGGTGGTGGCAGTAGATGACGGCGCAGCCCAGCTCCGTACACACCTTGTCGAACTGGTTGCAGAATTTCGCCATCTGGTCGGCGCTGTTCTCGTCGCCGGTGATGACCTTGTAAATAGGGTCAATGACGATTGCTATGTAGCTCTGCTTTCTTGCCCTGCGAATGAGTTTAGGCGCCAATTTATCCATCGGAAGTGCTTGTCCCCGCAAATTCCAGACATCCAGATTATCATTGATGTTCAACGATAACGCTTCATAAACGTCAAGTATGCGGTTCCAGCAACTGTTGGGGTCTAACTCCAGGTTTACATACAGCACCCGCCCCCGGACGCATTCAAATCCCAGCCACGGCTTCCCCTCTGCAATAGCAATTGCCAATTCGATTAAGGCAAATGACTTACTTGCCTTTGAGGCCCCCGATAATAGCAGTTTGTGTCCCATCCTTAATACACCGGAAATCAATTCGGGAGACAAAGGCGGGCGGTTATTTTTTATGATAGATATATTCTGAATGTCGGGCAAATCGTCGCTGACGCTTTCGATCCACTCCCGCCACTCAGCCCAGGAGGCTTTGCCGATGTTGGTGTCCACCAGGAATTGCTTGTGCCCGTTCCGCACCGCCCCTGGCAGGCGGGACAGCCGGGAGGGATTCCGGTTCTGCTTGTCCACCTTCATTCCGTTCTTTTCGCACACGGAATACAGGTAGTCCACACGGGTGCGGTACTCCTCATAGGAGGCGGCGTCAATGCGGACAATGGCGTGGAGGCTCTTGCCGCCGGAGTACACCAGGCAGGCCACGGGCAGCTCCAGTTCCCGGATGAGCGCGTTCTGCTCCCCCAGCTCCATGCTGTCCGATTCAATCAGGGCAAACCGAAAGGCGGTCACGTTGTCATTCTTCACGCCCTTGCCGTCCAGGGGATTGAACCGTATCCAGGCCCCCGTGCCGGGGTCATAATCCCCCAGCACCGCCCCCAGGTCATCCCCGCACTTCTTCAGCGCCTCGATCAGCTGGCCCGCCGTGCGGTCATAGTTCCCTCGGGTGGGCTTACGCTCCCCGTCCTCCGCCTCGAATGTCTCCGTGACGTAGCCAACATAATCATCCGGGGAAAAGAGTGTGCCGAGGTATTCAATCAGGTCATGGGCCGGGCGCCATTTGCTGTCGGGGGGCTCCTGTATCTCCTTGGACTCCAGCCAGGCCGGATTGACGATCACCTGCTCGTCCTTTGCGTTGATTTCATCGTCCCAGCTCAATTCATGGCCGGGCTGAGAGGACGCGGGCCGCCAGCCCGCGTCCATGGCCATCTTGACGACCGTGCCGCCGGTGACCGGCTCGGCAGTTGAACCGTTGAAGCTGTTCCATTTTCGTTGGCATTCTCCGCTGTGAAACCGCCTGCCATCCCGGCGGGACCAGTCCTCCCAAACAGAGGCGGAGTACCCCGCCTCCTTTAAGCCCATTCCTACAGCCAGCCATTGGTCGTAGTCCAGCACCACCGGGTCTATGTACTCCAAGGCTTCCAGTAAATCCAGCCCTTTTTCGTGTGTGTTCATGTATCAATCTTCCTCTTGCGTGGCCGTCGGTTGTTCGCCTGCTCCTTTGCTGTGGCCCAGCGGCAATTATTAGGCTCATAATTGCCATCGACATCAATTCGGTCTATTGATAATTCATCTGTATAGCCGCTAGACAAAGCCCAATCTCGGAAAACGGCGAAATCTTCCCATTCAGGACATACCTTGATTCCACGGCCACCATAGTCTTTATAATCCTCATTACGAGGGTTCTGGCATCGCTGACGCATTCCGCGCCATATGCTATTAAGGCGTGTTCTGCTCCCGCCATGTGTCGTATGCAATCCTGTTTTATTTACAGCAGTGTGTAGGCATCCGCAACTGCGAGTCCGCCCTCCACGAAGATGACAACTTCGCACATTCGTAAAGCGTCCGCAATCGCATTTGCAATTCCAGATAGCGGGTTTGTTCTTCCCTCCTGTGGACGAAAGGCCTATAACTACCAGCTTCCCGAACCTCTGCCCGGTCAAATCAATCAGTTTACCCATGTTTCTTTTCCTCCGAATACTTTTCGTACAGCTGATTTGCCGCTGCCTTCAAGTTCTCTTCCCTGTCATACAGCAGCGTCAAAACCGCATAGAGCAGATCAGAGATGTGGTCTGCATGGAAGGGCAGATACTTTTGCTCGTCTTTGCTGTCAAAATAGTGTGCCGCTTCGTTGAGCACCGCCACGGCAAACCCCATATGAGCGATTTCATCCTCAATGCCAGTTGCAATGTTCCACAAATCCATGTTTTTGTCCATGATTGCTCCTCCTTGATTACGTGCTATCTGCACGTTGTCCTGCTCCGCATTATAGCGTACACTTTGCACGTAGTCAAGAATTTTTTTAGGAGGCTCATATGTTTGGAAAAAAATTACGTGAAGCACGAATGGCTAGGGGGCTGACTCAACAAAAAATTTCAGACGCCGTTGGGCTTGCACTTAGGAGCTACCAATGCTATGAACAAGGAACACGGGAACCGCCTTTAGATATGCTAATAAAACTTGCTGATGTACTGGAAGTTCCTACTGATTTTTTGCTTTGTCGGGATTTATCGCTCTTAAAATCCTTTGATGGGTTCCAGTGATGTCCTCCAGGTTGTCCCAGATTTCAAAATCTCCAGTCCTATCCCCAGCTTCAATTTGCTGATAATAGCGGAGGCTAATCCCCAACTTGTCCGCCATAGCCTGCTGGGTTAGCCCGGCTGCTTTTCGTGCATTCTGCAAATTTGCTCTCATGCGTTTTCACCCACCTTGTACTCAGATGGAACAATTCCTCTCGGCACTTGCCACTTGTTGGCGGCAATCCGGTCAATCAGGTGCTTTGCCGTATCAAATTGCCACTGGCCTACATGCTGGAACCCCTTGCCCTCCAGGAACCGGATTTGTTTCGGGGTCGTCAGCCCCTCCGTCCGGCGCTTTGCCAGCCGATCCAAGAGCAGCGCCGCCTTGCCGGCGGTTTCGATCTCGTCCGGGAAAATGCCCAGCTTTTCCAGGGTGGCCCGCTGTTGGTCGCTGGGCGGCCCCAACTCCCATCCGAAGGAGGGGACATAGCTGGACAGGTCTGCGGCCTGGATGGACATTTCAAATTGCAGCGGGTCCACCAGCTTGCGCTTGCGGGAGCGCATTTCTGCCAGCTGCTTTGCCAGGGATTCCTCCCGCTGGGCCACGACATCATCGCTGGCTTTTTTCTCGGCTTCCTCAAGGTCAACCGGGCATCCGGCCGCCTCGATATTCTCCGTCATCTTCCGGGCAACCTCGTCCGATTCGCAAATCAGGTTGGCGGGATGGCACAGCTCGTGCCGCTCGGTATGCCACAGGAAGTCCAGGAGCAGCAGGTCCTCTTTGCCAGGGAACAGCCGGGTACCGCGCCCGACCATCTGGCTGTACAGGCTGCGCACCTTGGTGGGCCGCAGGACCACCACGCAATCCACGCTGGGGCAGTCCCAGCCCTCGGTCAGCAGCATGGAGTTGCACAGGACGTTGTACTTTCCCCCGTCAAAGTCCTTGAGGACTTCCGCCCTATCCTGGCTGTTGCCGTTGACCTCCGCCGCCCGGAACCCCTGGGCATTGAGCAGGCGGCAGAATTTTTGAGATGTGCGGACCAGAGGCAGGAATACTACCGTCTTGCGGTTCCCGCAATAGCTGCGCATCTCCCCGGCGATCTGGTGTAAGTAAGGGTCAAGGGCCGTGTCAATGTCGGAATTTTTGAAGTCCCCCGCCTGCACGCCTACGCCGGTCAGGTCCAGCTTCAGGGGGATGGTGACGGCCTTGATGGGACACAGATAGCCGTCCTTGATGGCCCTGGGCAGGGTGTACTCATAGGCCAGGTGCTCAAAATACTGGCCCAGGTTCCGCATATCCCCCCGGTCGGGGGTGGCGGTGACGCCCAGCACCCGGGCCTCGTCGAAGTAGGTAAGCACCCGCTGATAGCCGTCAGACAGGGCATGGTGGGCCTCGTCCACCACGATCACGTTGAAGTAGTCAGCCGGGAACTGTCCCAGCCGTTTTTCCCGCATAAGGCTCTGGATAGAGCCAACCGTCACCCGGTACCAGCTGTCCAGGCACGTTTCCTCGGCCTTCTCCACGGAGCAGCGCAGGCCCGTGGCCTGGAGCAGCTTACCGGCGGCCTGATCCAGCAGCTCCCCACGATGGGCCAGAATCAGGCACCGGCGGCCGGAGCGCACCATATCCTCAACAATCTTTGAGAAAACGATGGTCTTTCCGCAGCCGGTGGGCAATACCAGGAGCGTTCTGAGGAACCCGGAGGCCCAGTCGCTTTTTACAGCCTCCCGGGCCTCCTGTTGATAGGGCCTCAGTTCCATTTAAAAGCTCCCCGAGCTCCAGGGAGTGGGGGTCTCCTGGGGCAGCTCGGTCCACTGTGGGACGTCCGGCGCGTTCTCCGGGTCGTAAAACTCCGTGATCTCGTTGCTCTCCCGTTCCTTGCCGTCGTTGCCCGTCCACTTGCGGACACCCACATGGCAAACGCCAGTGGAGCCGGGGACGGCCCCCCAATTCATCCGCATGGCCTCTCCGTGCCTGCGCTGGCCGATGGAGGTAAAGAACTGGCACAGCTTCCACTCGAACTTGCTGTGCAGGAACAGGTTGGTCAGCACATCGCCCGAAGCCTCGCCGCTGCGGACAGACACCGTCAGAATGGCCTTGTTGCAGGCCGGGATCTTCTCGCTGCCGCTGTGCCGGGCGCGCTCGAACTTCTTCACCGTAAAATGATAGTCCCCCTCCGGGAGTATCTGAAATGGATTTCCATCGTTTTGTATCTCATCATCCCACCCGAATTCGCGGGACATAGGCTCATATTCGCTCATATCCTTCACTCCTGACTGAAATTAAAATGGTGTGGGCCGGTTTTCCAGAATCATATCCAGCACCTGGGGCCAGGCCGCGACCAGACATCCGGACACAAAATCCTCCGGATAGTCGGCAAGGTGCATATCCTGCGGCATATATCCTTTTGTTGCGCAGGCCGCTTCTACTTCTTCGGGGAAGATATGATTGGCGTTCATCAAATCGTACAGGGGCTTCAGGAAGGCCGGAACATCCTCCGGTCCCGGCGGTTCCTGCTCCGGCCTGGGCGTTGACGCGGGCGGCGCTGCGGGGACCGGCGGTGTGGGGGCCGGCGGGGGAGCAGGAGCTGGGGCAGGAGCTGGGTCTGGCGCAGAGCCGATGTACGGCGCCAGAGCGGAGAAGGCCAGAGGCAGCTCCTCCGGCAGTCCCAGCCGGTTCTTGGCGTCCCAGCACGGATGGTGGGAGGTATAGACCACCCGGCGGCCGCCCTGGGCCTTGAACTTCTTCCCCTTATCGTCGGCGGCTACGGACAGGGTTTTGTAATTGGCAAACAGGAGCAGGTCAGACCACTCTTTTACCAGGGCAGAGGTCTTTTTCTGCAACTTCAATTCCCAGCGGTCATAAGCGCCCATCTCATCGGGCTGCTCGAACTTCCGCATCATGGCGTGGGCTGTCAGCACCACATGGACGCCGCGGCCCACGACCTCCTCCAGGAGATTCAGCAGACGGCCAAACTCCTCCGCCAGATAGACATACCCTTTGCCGTAGCCCATGTCCTCAATGCCGCTCAGCTTCTTGTCGGCGCAGATGCCGGCAATGCACAGCTGCTCCGCCCAGTCGGCCGTATCGATCACCAGCGTGGAGCACACGCCCGGGTCGCTGCGGATGTACTGGACCTGCTCCATGAGCATCGCCCAGCTGGAGGGTTTATCTGTCCGGGACACGTCCATGTGCCGGGTCGAGCCCTCGGTGTCGATGAACACCGGGCGGGGGAAGTGAGCGGCCAGGGTGGACTTGCCAATGCCCTCCGGGCCGTAGACAACCACCTTCAGAGCGCCCCCGGCTTTGCCGGTATGGATTTTCAGCTGGTTCATTAAAATTCACCTGCTTTCCAAGATGTCGGGACGGGAGCCGCCGGGTCTTTGGCGTAACCGTCCTCAATGATAATGCTGCACTCCCCGCCGGTGGACACACGGGTGGCGATCCCCTGCAGCCCCTCGGCCT